TTGATAAGAGTATCAATACTACCTAGAAACTCACACTCAAACTCTGTTTGAAACTGAGCCTCACTTGTATTCTTAATTGTTTCTTCTTTCCATTTCTCATCACGACCTGGTACTTCACTCCAATGTACTTCGACAGGAACAAAGTTATTGTTTTTGTTTGTTGCGTCTACCCACATCTTGTAAAACATATTCATACCATGAGGTGTAGATACTATCATTACCTTTGATGATTTACCAGATGATATTGTAGGATAAACTGAACTAAAAAATTCTTCGGCAATATTATTAGGCACATAAGCGAACTCATCTAGAAATATTATGTTAAAGGTACTTCCTCGAACAGCACTAGAAGAAGTACTTGCCGCTACAATTCTACTTCCGTTTTCTAATTCAAGTGAACCTTTGTTCCAGTTGAGAACGCCTTGTTGCATCCATTTGGGTAAATGTTCGTAAGCCAATTGCAAACGACCTAATAAATCTCTTGCCGTAGAAGATTTATTGGCCAATATTGCAACATTCACATTGTCATTAAATAAGACATAATGTAAGAGGTAAGAGACTATGATAGTTGACTTTCCACTTTGTCTAGGTAACTTACATATTGTAAACCTATTGTCGTGGAAAGTATCTACCATCTTCCGCTGAAAGTCATACATTTCAAAAGGCACTAAACCTTTATCAATGGTGACGATTTTTAAATACTGTTCTATAAAATATTTAGGACTCTCTAAACACTTCATCACTTCCTCGATTTGTTTCTTTGTAAATCTAGAAGGAGTGTGTGCTTTCTTTAAATTAGGATTACCTAAATATTGATCCGTTGTTGACATTTATTTTTTTAAGAAATCTTTAAAAGGTATTTTTCCTTCATTCATTTCTTGTCCATAATCCATTTTGTTCATTAATACATACATTTTTTCACCAAGTAGATTACCTATTTCGTAATCTGATATATAATGAAACCCTGCAACTACCCTGCCGTATCCACATTCATAGGCTGCAGCCATTATTTGTTTTTCTAACTTTGGTGCTTTACCAGCAACGTATCTTCCTATTAAAACTGATTGACACGCATGACCACTAGGATATGCAGGTGTTTTATTTGTTTTACTCGGAAGTGTTTGTATTCTAGGTAAAACCACATGAGGTCTTTTTCGATTAAAAAAATTCTTAAAGTGTGTGATAATCGGAACAGACTCTTTTAAAATTTGTTCAAGTTCGTTAGCATGAAACTCTAAGTTATTTTCTTTTATAACTTTCTTAATAGCAAAATAAGGATCCTGGTCATGATCCATAACAGACTGTACTTGTTCTGGTGTTCTTAATCTTGTTATCTCATCTACTTCTAACGCCTCTTTCATATCATCTTTTGGTGGCGCTGGTAGAGTAATTACTTCGTGAAGCTTTTGTCTAAAAAATATCATTTCTTATCCTTTAACATTTTTTGTAATTCAGTTGTTGAACCAACAAATAACGCATTAGTAACATTCTTTGGTCCTTTCTCAGGTATCTCTTTTACTTTCTTTAACTTATCTTGTAAGTCTAATAAATTTTGTGATACTTCACTTACTGTTTTGATTAGTTGTCCTGCGACTTCATAAGCACGAGGATGTTCTCCTTCTTTTGCAAGATTAAGAATACCATCAATTGCTTCATTACCTTTATCAAGTAGATTATAAAGATTTTTTCTACCAGTTTCAAAATCTATTTCTGGATCTTTATCTTCTGGTACCATTAACTCGGTATTTACTTTTTTAGGTAATACTTCGTTTTCATAAGTTATATCCTCAGCAATACCTAATACTTCATTTAATTTATCGTCAATTTTACTCATGTTAAATCCTCTTATGATGGTTTAGTAGGACTTGATGTCTTATCTTCGCCAGTTGCTTCATCATAGTCCAAAGTATCTGTAAAGAACTCTAGTGTTGTTGTGTATGTATATGTATCATCCTTGTCAGCTGATGTTGGGTTTGGTGTAACTGTAACTCTTTCTACTCTTGGTGCATTAGCACCTGTATCAGAATATAAATCAGCAGATACAGTTTTAATTATAGCATTTGTACTAATTGGTCCATACAAGTAAATTTTTGCTGTAAAACTTAAAGTATAAATTATTCTTCTACTTGTAGTTAATGAGCCTGTATAACTATCTTCATAATCTACATTGTTCAATACAAATGGTATATCTCTTTTTGTATCCATTGTTCTATCTTCAATCATGGTTACAGTATAGTCAGGTTGAAAATATGGAAGTATCTGTTCAACAATTTGTAAACCATCATCTGAATTAGCAACGTAAACACTTAAAGAAAAATTTACATTGTAAGGCACAGGCATATATTGATTGTTCATCTTAGTGGTGTCGGCATTTGTTGTTACTTTTGTTATCTTTTGATTTTTATTTAACTTACGACCGCCATCGTAACTATATCCAGTAACTTCAAATGACATTCGAGGTAGAGTGATTGCCACTTTTGAATCATCGCCAGTTAGGTCTTGCTGTGCGTCTAATCTAGCTAAAAACTTTTCTTTTGGTGAATATGATAAAGGTACTTTTATATTTTGAACAGGATTCCCGCTAGAATCTAATCTCTTGATATTGATATTATTAAATATCGTACCAAAGGCAATTACTGTATTACGAATCTTTTTATGATAAAAATGTTCACCAAACATTACACTACTTTGCCTTTATTAAGTCCTTCTTTGATAACGTATTTTTGTGTGCCGTTAGCACCTACATTTACTTCTTTTTTTAAATTTCTACTTAAATTCATTTCTTTTTTATGTGTTTCAGATTTTTTATGAAAATCTGTAAGTTGTCTATGTCTGTCTCTCATTAGTAATCGTCAACCTCTCCAAAAGGATTTCTTTCGCTGAAATCTAATATATCGTCTGTTGTTGAAGCAGTATTTGTTCCTGCTTCTGTTTCAAATACTTTACCTTGGTCGTTAGTTGCCTGTGTTGCCATTGTAAAGCTTTCATTGATTAAATAATCTACTGCACCAATACTACTTTCTAACACAAATGAACCAGTTTCATTTTCTAAACTAAATTGGAACTGCATAGTGTCAGTTGATAAACTATCTTCAACACTATCAATCGTAGAGATACCAGTATCAAGTCTTTCTGAACTGTATTCAAATCTAGTACAAGATAATTTGTAAGTAGGTAAAGCACTTTGTTGATAGAATGGTTGTTCATGTTCAACAAACTGTATTTCAAAAAATGCGTTTGTAGTTGGGAAGTAAACTAAATCGCCCTCTTGTGGTCTCTCAGCAGTTAAATCACTATTGTTTTTAATTAACATTTCCCATCTTAGTTTAGATAAAGTAAATACTATATCGTCTCTTAATTCTAAACCAAATTTTTTAATAATCTCTTGTTCGCCCATGTAACCATCAGTATTGTCAACATACATTTCAATGATATAAGAATCATCAAATTGGCTTGCAGGATCCTCACCAAAGATAGAATCTTTGTTGACTATTTTTCTTGGTAAATAATAGACATCTTGGCCATATATCTTAAGCTGTTCGATTATTAAATCTTCGTATAATCTTTGCTCTGATGTAGTGCCTGTGTCAAAATAGACATTCGTTGGCATTTAATTATCCTTGCATTATGTGAGGAGGCTCTTCATAATTTAATCTTATCTCATCTTCTATTTGTCTTTGTTCTTGAATTGCTGTAGAAAATAATTCAGGTCCGTTAAGTGTTACTCCTCCTAACATAGCAGTACCTGAAAATTTAGAAAGATTTTGTCCCCATTGTCTTTTAATTAGGGCAGTTGCATATCTTTTTAACATGATATCATCAAACATTCTTGTATGTTGAGTTGGGTCTAGTTGCCTATAACATTCTATAATTAAATATTCGTCAGCGTCTATATCCTCTGCCCAATCCATATCAATATATAATCTGTTTGATAATGTATTAAATCTAATTGGTTTTTCTCCTACTAAAATATGGTCAAGAAAATCTAAATGTCTCATTGTCATTTCATAGTGTACTATACTTGTAGATGAAAAATCATATAAGTCATTTAATCTTAACTGATATCTAACATCAAACATATTTAAGTTTGCTCTGTCAGATAAAGGAAAAACATTTATTACACTCAAAACAGAATCTGGTATTACTAAGTAGTTTTGATTTTCTTCGTATTTTGTTGAGACTAAATTAGAACCTTCTAAATGTATAGCTTTACCATCTTCTCCAAGTAAATCACCAGGTGAGTCGCCTGCTGTACCTGATTCTAATTCTATATTATCAGCGTATGTGCCTGGTTCAAAAACAGTAAAGTCATTATTTTTTCTTAATCTAACTTTATCATCAGCAGTAACCTTATACTTTAAATACATTCTTTCAACACCGTCTGTATGATATTGAGAGAAATATTGTACTGCTTCGTCTATTCTGTCATCTACTTGGTCATCATCAACATTGATATCTATAACAGGCTTACCTAATGCTCTTAAACAGTACTCTTTAAAAGTTGCTTTTGTATTTGGTTTTGCCATACTTTATTCTTCCTTTTTAACTATTTATAACTACCCTAATGCTACTGCTTGTGCGATTGCAAACCCAGGAGTAGTTTTTGTATCTAATTGTGTTTGTATTGCACTTGTAACACCGTCTAGATATCCTATTTCAGTTGATGTAACAGCACTAACAGACACATCACCATTACCATCAGAAACTAATGCTCTTGAAGCAGTTAAGTTTTCCATCTTACTAAATTCTATAGCAGCACTTGCGTTTACATCTGCGTTTACGATTACTCCTGAACCAATAGCAGCAGTACCACTTGATATTGTGATATCACCTGATATACCACTTTGTACATAAGTTGCAACTCTTGAAAGAGCCGCCTTTCTGTTTGTGCCACCTGCACCGTCATCTACGATAATTAAATCTGCGTCTGCTAAAGCAGCGCCTATATCTGTGCCACCATCAATATCTAAAGTTGCTAATCCGACAGTATTACTAGACGCTGTAATTGTTTTGTTTGTAAATGTATCAGTTGTCGCTTTACCTACTAGTGTATCAGTAGCATTTGGTAATGATATTGTTCTATCTGCTGTAGGATCAACAGCAACTAAAGTTGTCTCATTTGCGTCAGCAGTTGTACCCTCAAATATAACACTTGTATTTACAGCAACAGTTGAGAACTCTGAAGCACCACCACCAGTAATATCTGATAGGTAAGCCACAGTACCTGAAGCGTCTTGAAATGTAACTGTTCTATCTGCTGTAGGATCTGTGATTGCAAAAGTTGTTTCGAAACCATTATCAGTTGCACCTTCAAATACAAGTGGACTACCACCTGCAAAGACAGCGCCAGTTGCTGTTACAGCACCTGTTAATGTTGGTGCTGATATACTTGCTGAATTGATTGTTGGTGATGTTAAAGTTTTATTTGTAAGTGTTTGTGTGGCTGCAAGACCAACAAAACTCTCACTTTGTAACGCACTATTAAATTCTGATAAAGTTCCTGTAAGTGTG